ATGAGTCAAGAGCGCGCGAAACAAAATCTGTGATCCTCGGCAAGCCATCCGTCACAAACTTTTGCAACACCGGGTATGCCGCATCCCACAAGGAACCGAAAACCATCCGAATAGACTCTGAAAGTCCGGTGAGGATCGTTGTTGCTGTCTCGATATTTTGCCCCCAAAGCGGTATGACATCATTTTGCCACCAATTTTTAAGCGGTTCGCCGAGGGCAATGATGTCGTTAAATACCACTTCGAACTGCTCTTTCCACATACCCAGTTCGGTTCGGATCGCATTCCATGCAACTTGCAGGGATTGGCCTGCCGATCCAGATACCCCGCTCCATCCATTACGGATCACATCGAACATGCCGCGGAACGCATCTTTTACGCGCTCGGCAGCCTGTTGCGCACGCCGCGTCATATCGTCGATAGCTTGAGCAGATTGTGAGAACGGGTTGGTTTCCAGATCGCCGGTAACACCCGGAACAATGGCTCCTGCTCCTGATTTAGAAGCCGCTCTTTCGCCGATCAGGTTGAGTTGGTCAAATCCCGCAACAGCTTTCCTTGCCTGTTTACCGGCTTTTTCGTAGGCGTCTCCGAGATCGCCAACAGCAGAAGCTTGATCTTCGGTTTGGGATATTTGTTGTTGCGGTTGTTTGTATCCAAAAAGCGCCTGCATAAAAGCCGCTAGATACCGCGCAGCGTTTGCGAGTGCAGCGGCCATCCGCGTCAAAGCGGGCAAGATCGTGTTGTAGATCGGCAGGAACGCTTGTCCGAGATATAGACGGATATCTTTGAGTTGGGCGATAAATTGGGCTTGTCTTGTTGCGGTGTTTTGAGCGAGCTCAGTCCCGTATTTTTGAACGGTTTGTTCCAGAATTGCGAAGTAACGAATCGTCTGCTGCGTATTGAAATCAAGTTGATTCCAACTTTTTCCGTTCGCAAACTCGCGGAACGCTTTCGTCGATTCAAGGAGCGCGACATTCACGTTCACGCCGAGGTCTTCAATTGCCTCGGTATTGCCGAGCAAGCCCGAACGGATACGCTCCATGACGTCCTCCATCGTCCGGCCCGTCGAACTTGCAATGATCGCGGACGCTTCCAGCAGATCACGGGTCCGCCGCATCGTCTCAGCGGTGCCGCTGGAAAACCCGCTCAACAAGTTGGCATATACAGCGCCATACTGTATAGCTTCGGATCGTGCGAACCCGAACGCTTTGGCTTGTGTATCCACCCACCGCTGAAACTCATTCGCGCTGCTACCCATCAACCGCTGAATCTGCATGAGCGCAGCTTCAAACCGGATGGCTTCTTGTGTGGCGGATTTAAAAAACGCTCCGATCCCAATGGTCGCGAGCGTCGCGCCGATGGTTCGAAGCGTGTTATTGATCGACCGGGTTGCTTTCTTGACATCTTGATCCGCTCGGTTAAGCTCTTTCTTGACTCGACCCAATTCCTTGCGGAGTTGTGCCGTCTCGCCTGTGATCAGCACTTGCAACTCTTCGATCGTCATCGCCACGCTTCTCACCTCGCTTTCGCTTCCACTCAGCGCCGTACTGCTCAATTCTCGTTTTCATTACGCGCCAATCTTGTTGACGCGGCTGTAGCATTTCTTCCGGAAACACGCCCGGAAACGCTTCGCTAAGTGACGGTATTTTGTTGCGGCCACCCATGATGTTACTGACAACAGCACCAATCAAATCTGCGTGTCGGTATGCTGTCAGAGACAACATCATCATTTCGGCTTTCAAGCGTTCCTGATCGATTTTCTGCCGCTCTTGAAACGCCTCAATTGCGGCGGTAATCTCCCGATAAGTCATATCCCAATACCTGACCGGATCAACACCGCAAGTACAAGCGATGGGATATAGCTTTTCAAACAATTCCGTGAGCGACTTTACAGGTTCTCCGTCTCGTCCTCCGTCGCTGCTTTCGGAAAAAAACCGCTAACCCGGAAGACTTCAACGAGTTTCGAGATCAATTCTGTATAGGAACCGCCTTCCGCAACGTATTGGTCATACAGTTTCGCGACATCCGCAAAGCTTTGGCCGTGTTGGAACTGTTGCAGGGCTGCGTGCAGGATTTTCAAAGCTACAGTCACAGGCGGCAAATTACCCGACTCAATGATCATGAGGTAATCCAGCGGATTGCGGCCGCCAAGTTGTTTTTCGAGTTCAATGACTTGCGTTGCACCCATACGGAGCTTGTATTCCTTTTCCCCTACCGTCATTGTCGTGTAAATCATGGATACATCCCCTTTTTGGCATATAAAAAGCACCCTCGTTTACGAGAGTGCTTTCTGCGTGATATTTTTTTATCTACTTCTCAAAGCCCGAATCAATTCCTTGTGTCGTTTGTCGGCATAGTACTTGTTGACTACCAATATTGCGTGAATGACACCCGGAATATAGAGAAACAAAGTGAGAATGAAATTGATTAACGCTGTACCAATTTTCCCGCACGACAATACAGCCAATGGTGGAATGATGCAAAGAAAATACCTCATCAATGAGTCCCCCGTCCTATGGTGTTTTCTACATATTACCACAAGACGGAGGGAAGCGTCATTAAGACGGGTCGGTTACATCGATCTCAGATTGCAGGAAAAATTGGGCCGTAAACGTCAGCGCAGCATTTACCGCAGCCGCATCCATCCGCACATTGACGATAGCGTCAAACTGATGCGCCGTACCGTCAGGATACGTCACGCGGAACGTCTTCACTTCGCCGGAATCCTGGAACCCTTTCAGCACGCGCCAGTTGGACGTTGCCGAAGAATTGTCGTAGAGGAATTGGAACGCCAAATCCCCGAGGTCTTTCACACCCGGAATGTACTTCCGCACCCCGTCTTTAAGGGTCGTGACTTCCACTTGCTCAGGAGTGCCACCGAGTTCAGGTACTTCCAGCAAATATTCGAGTTCAATCCAACTGCTGCTGATGCTGTCCTGATATTCCAAAATGGTGTCTTTGGACAGTACACCTTGAGACATGTTATCATCTCCTTACTGAGATATGCGGCCTGTTCTTGCGTCCACCACGCCGCGATATCGCATCGTTTTTCTCTTGAGTCCAGACGGGTCCGGTATGTCAGCAGACATTTGCCGTCGAAAACCGATAGAGCTCATTTTTTCGTCCACTTGAGCAGCCAAAGCACCCGTTGAACGGTTGTGCCACACATCAATTTGGATCGAGACGTCAGATAGCGGACCGTTTGCAATGGTCAACGGATCGGAATTTGCTAGCTCGTAGAAAGTGATCACCGGCATGGTATCGTCGGCTTTGGGGAATACATCCGAAACACTGGCGACGTTCGGGATTGAAGATAAAAGATCATTAATGGTCGATTTAACATCGAACATCAGCGCCGCCCCCTTAGATTCCGGAGTTCTTTTCTGATCTCTTCGCCGACGATCTTCGGGACAACTTTCTCGTTCTGCTTTGCTGCTGGATACATGAACGGCTGCGCCTCCATCCCCACCCAGTCTTGACGATAGTAAAGATCATCCGGAGATTTAGGCGGAGACGGTGATGCTTCACCCCGCTGGCCTGTACCAAACTCGACGTAAGGGGCATATTCAAGGTTCGTGAAGATACGCCCCACCACTTTTCCGCCGATCTCTTTCGTCTCAGCTTGTATGCTGTTTCGGAGTCTCCCGGTATCAACTGGGGCCAGCAGCTTAGCATCTCCCTGAACCTTGATCGTCGCTTTTTTGATCCCCCGAACAAGCGGAGTTTTGTCGCCGCCGAGTCGATTGAGTTTCCGGATTAAACTGTCCAGATTCCGCATCGTCATGGCGTCATCTTCTCCATCTCAACGACGGTGTGACGCCATTTGCGGACGGCGACGACACGATAATCCGGTTTCTCGGCATCCGACGGGACATAAACCCACGCACCGGAGCTTTCCTTGATGTCGGGATGTCCTTCCATGTAGGCGACGAGTATATAGCCGAGACGCTCCCCATATTGCTCGGCCATGACCCTGCCGCTGGCCGGTTGTACGTTCGCTTTTACAGCGATCCCGTTCGGGTCCCAACCTTCGTATGTCGTCCCGTCAGGCTCTTTCAGGGTCTTGCGCTCTCGGAAGGTGACCAAACGTTGATCACGCTTAATTAGCCGCATATTTGACCACCTTCAGCAGCCGATATTGGCTAATCGCGTTGCGAATGGATTCCGGGAGGTCATCAAACGACCGGCTGATTCCACCTTCGCTATGAGCTGTCTGCCCCTCCACGCCCTGCCGGTTGTAGCGGATTGCCGCGATTTGCCGCTGGATTGGCTCAAGGGCTGTCGGTAACTCGACGCGGTTCGTCCAAGTCAGCAAGTCCGCTTTTACATCATCCAGCAACAGTTGCAACAAGGCATCTTCATCCGATCCGGTGATTCCGAGCATGGTTTTCAGTTTTTCGAGCGTGGTCATGAGCCATCACCTCATGAAAGAAAGGGCGGCTCATTCGCCACCCTCGGTTTTGTTTCTCCCGGCTTTCCTTTTCGTTTTCTCCGTTTCTTCTGCAACACGTGTGAAACCCTTGCGCTCCAGTTGGCAGGCGTGGAATTCAGAAGCGACGATTTTCACCACGTTTTCCCGTTGAAGTTTAATCACGGCGTACCAGCGTCCTTCGCGATAAAGATTTCACGGACTTTGTTTTCCGGGATGATGATGTCATGATACTTCCGGTAATCGAGTTTCCAAGCATTCGCTTTTTGGTTCGTTTGCGGATCGAAAATCCGAACAACGTCCGTTTTGCTAATACCAATCGGCGCACGGCGCGACGACACAATCCAATGCACGTTCACCGCGCTAGCATCCGGTGCAAAACCGCCTTGCTCTTGACCGCTCGTCGATCCGTCATAGAAGACATATGCGGATTTCATTCTGCTGGACGAAACCGGAATCAGCGGAATACCATCCAGCATCCGAATTTGCAGATTGACATTGCCTTGCGTGAAGTTGCCGACATCAATCCGCTTTTGAATCTGCGAATTGTTGACCAGAATCTGATACGTCGGATACGAAATGGTAATCACCAGTTGCCCCATGTCAATCCCGCGATCCGCCAGCGTGAAAATATGCTCATACAGCTTCGACAGGATTGTTCCTTCTGCGGGCGTGTAGTCCTCGCTGTTCCCGGCATTGATTGCGGTCGTTGCGATCTTGCTATAACGGTATGCGTCAATTTCCGGGATCACTTGCATCCGCTGAAACTCGCTCATGACGTTTGCGGCAGACGTGCCGAAGTTGGTTTCGTTTACGTCCATAGCGTCGAGTTGGAACGTACGGCCACGGTCCATCGTCAGCTTGTGCGTTTGGTATTTGTACGTTACAGAGCCTTGCACAAAGCCGTTGTCCCGGTCATAGTCGCCCAGACCTTGTACAACGATATCCGGGATTTTGATTTCGTCACCGCCGTTGTAGATGACTTGTCCGGCGTTCGCTTCCATCCAGCCGGATGTTGCTTGCTGCTCGGCTTGTTGGTCGAGTTGAGTTTGAAAAAGTTTTGCATACTCAAGCGTATTGATCGGCATTCAAATCACCTCTGATTGAAGATTTGTTTGATTTTTTCTGCGTCAGGAATGGCGTTGTTTCCGCCGCCCGTACCGCCTTTCGGTGCTCCGCCTTTCAAGCGTTCATTGACCGCTGCCTCGACGGCCTCACGGAATACCTTCTCGACCGACTCAATGGACTTGTTCGTGCTCTCGGCGTCCGTGTAGTCGAGGATATCAGCCAGTTGCTTCGGCAGTCCCTTTTCCGCGAGCGTTTCGAGCGCGGTGGCCCGAAGCTCGCGTCGTGTGATTTCCTGCTCTCGCTTCGCAAGGGCTTCCTCGCGCTTTTGCCGCTCGTACTCAGCTTTCTGCTCGGCGTTCATTTTGGCGAGCTTTTCAGCCTCAGTTTTGGCCTCGTTAAGCCGCGTTTCGAAATCCTTTTCCCACTTTTGCCGCTCTTTGGCCAGACGATCCGAAATGATCCGGTTCACATCGTCTTGCGTAAAGGTCTTTACAGCATCGTCTTTCTTACCATCCTGTTCTCCACCCCTCTGATCGTTTCCGCTGTTGCTATCGACGCTATCAGACGGCCCATCATCATCAGCGAAAAATTGCAAGTCAAGCGGAAGCCTATATTTCACGTTTTCGTCAGTTTCGTACATGCTTCACAACCTCCCGTTTAACGCCCGTCGGCTATTTCCGTGTCAGCTTTTAACGTCATCAGCACGTTTTGGACAAAAGAAAACGACCCATTATTTGGATCGTTTCGTAACTGCGTTTATGATGCTGAGAATTACCATCGTCGAACAGATAATGAGCGTAATCAAAACGCTATTGGCCACACTTAACACCTCCGCTTCATCAATTCGTCAGGCCTGTTGCAAATTCGATTACATGCGTGGTCGGCGAATTTGCTTCTGCGCGAATCGTAATTGCTCGGACGCCTTTCAACTTCTTGCCATCCTGATACACATCGCAACGATGGCCTACAGCGTGCTGCACAAATACCAGCGCGGGCGGTTCGTCAAATTCCAATATAAACTTTTGACGCGTGACATCCATCTTGTCTTCACCCCACTTTCACAAACTTTTCATACCACTCCTGATATGACATCGACGCTGGCACAAGGTATGTCTTACCAGTAACCGGATCACGCGCCCGGCGCTGTAAATTAGCTTCCTCACCCACATCAATCACCGCTATCGTTGTACTGCGGCAATATGGATGCAGCGGAGGCATGTTAACACCTGGTCGCGCATCTTTGACCAGATATACCTTGTTGTCATGTTGGCGGCACATTTGAGACGTGCGCAAGT